TGCATTGTAGGAAATACTGGATCCGGTAAATCAGAGACAGTGGCCAGGATACTGGAAGAGACAGCGAAGCTTCCGGGGGCAAATATTATAGTTTTTGATATCCATGGAGAGTATGGCCATATTTCCTACGTGGACAATATCAAATTCGGTGAAGACATAGATTTTCCGATCTGGATGTTCGGTCTGCGGGATATGGCGGCGAACATTTTAAAGATAAAAGAGGATTCCGCCACAGTAGCTATGTCAGCTTTGCGTAAGAGCTATCATGCAATCTGCCCGGATGGAAATGAGGGTAAACCAGTCTGGTTTGATTACAAAGCATTACTGGCAAAGATGCATGAGCTAAATACCCAGGAGGTAAATACCGGTGACGTGTACAAATCCGGTGATAAAGCCGGGATGTACAAGACTGTGAAAGGAGAGCTCAACGGCAAATTGACAGGAACTGTGAATGCCATGGAGGCCAAACTCAGTGACAAGCGGTATTCCTTCCTGTTCGCACCATATGGCCAGGAATATCTGTATGAGCTCATGCAGGAGATCATGGGCGGGGACAAGCCAGTCAAGAACATCGACCTGTCCGGTATCCCTCATGATGTGGCAATACCAGTCATAGGCGCGCTGACCAAGCTCATCTATGATATCCAGAGGACCGGCAGCACATATAATCCAATCACTCTTGTCTGTGATGAGGCCCATGTGTATATCCCTGATAATTTTCAGCTTTCCGCGTCAGAGCGGCGCATGGTGGAAATCTTCGAGGATATCGCTAAAGAAGGTAGAAAGTTTGGTATCACGCTCTTTGCTGCCAGTCAGAGACCGTCTGAGCTTAATAAGACCATCATGGCGCAGTGCGCTAATTTCATTGTTGGGAAATTAAACAATGAGAATGACAAGACCATGATTAAGGGTATGCTGCCAGACGGAAACGAAAGCCTTATAGACAGCACAACGATGTTCTCTCCGGGGGATGTGATGATTGTTGGAGATGCATCCCCCATACCACTGAAAATCCATGTACAGCTCGCAAAGGAGCGCCCGCAGTCCCGGACCATAGATTTCTGGGATGAATGGAAGAAAAAAAGGTCTACGGATTATACAGAGCAGATCAAGGAGTATATGGAGATTTAATGAAGTTCCGGCTTTGTGCCTGAATGATATATCACAATACACACAGCGGCCCTGACATGGTGGGGCTGCGGAAAGGAGTAGCTATGAAACATATGAATATGGAGGAGTTCGCAAACGGCGCCTTCACATCACAGATCAACCGGGAATTGGAGAAAGTGACAGAGAATATCCAGGACCCAAACACAGACGCTACAGCAAAGCGGCGGATCACTGTTGTCATCGAGTTCAAGCCCAATGATGCCCGGAATTTTGTCACCACGGGAGTCCAGGCAAAGTCTACTCTGGCACCTGCTCTGGGAGCTGTGACGGCTCTCAACATGGGTAAGAACCTGAAGACCGGAGAGGTGGAAGCCGTGGAGATTGGCAATCAGATCCCGGGACAGATGTCCATCCAGGACGTGCAGGAAGAGGAGATTGCAGAGCCAGACCATGCCGGTGATTCAGCCGCAATGGAGCGCAAGGTAGACCCATCCACTGGGGAAATTTATGAAACCCCGGCTGTTACCAGTAACAATGTGATTGATTTGAGAGCCGCAAGACAGGCGTAAATAATAGGAGGATAAGATTATGTTAAAAGAAGCTATGCAGTATATCACAGGATTAAAAGCAGAGGCCATGGAACCAAAAGTAGTGGAGATCGCAGGTAAGACCTATTGCGATAAGGACCTTACGAGATACGACAGAGAGCCAATGGCGGACCAGATCGAGGCAACCACCCTCACGGCTATGATTGATTATATCAAATCCTGCAGTAAGGAGCTGCGTGAGACCATGATTATACATGTAGTAAGTCCCACCTGTGTAAAACTCTATTCAGGGCTGACGGAAGAGCGGAAGAGAGAATACCTGTTTAAATCTTCTGCCATTGTTCCGAAATTTTCCTTCGACAACTGGTACGACCAGGAACGTTTCATCATTGAACTGCAGGCAGATTTCGAGGTGACATCTGACCTGGAAGCCATCCTGAAGGTAGCCGGCAACGTGGAGGCAAAGACCACGGCAAACTATGGGGATGATGGCGTGAGCCAGAAGACTACTATCAAGCAGGGTATCGCATCCAAAGCGGATGTCCTGGTGCCGAATCCGGTGGAACTGGTGCCGTACCGCACATTTTTGGAGGTCAAGCAGCCAGCAAGTGAGTTTGTCTTCCGTATCCGTGATGACCACGGAGAGCCGGTATTTAAGATTGTGGAGGCCGAAGGCGGCCTGTGGCGTAACGAGGCAATGGGTAATATCAAGCAGTATCTGATCGAGAGCCTGCAGGATACTTCGGTATATAACCGTATCACTATCATTGCATAATCAACTTTATTCCCTGCCCTGGAAACGGGGCGGGGAGATTGGAGGATAGTATGAGCGGTATATGTTTTAAAGTACCAGGAAAGCCACAGGGGAAGGCCAGGGCCAGGACGGGATATAATCCAAGGACAAAGCAGGTAATGTCCCATACACCAGATAATACAGTGCTGTATGAGAACTTTATAAAGACCTGTTATATGCAGACCACTGACAAAATCTTCGATAATGGTGAACCATTATCTATATGTATCGTGGCTTGCTTTGAGCCTGTAAAAAGCACATCAAAGAAGCAGCGGGAATTGATGCTGTGGAATAAGATACGCCCTACAAAAAAGCCAGATATAGACAATATAATCAAGGCGGTACTGGATGCGCTGAATGGTGTTGCCTATAAGGATGATACCCAGGTAGTACAGGTTATGGCTACTAAAAAATATAGGGACAAGGCATTTGTGGAAGTGGCGATATTTGAATTGCAAATGGAAGAGTAGGTGATACCATGGCAAGGCCCAGGAAAGAGGGCATGGATTACTTTTCCTTTGATGTGGATTTTTTCACAGGCAGTAAAAAGATTAAGATTTTGAAGGCCAGGTATGGTGCTGACGGAATTGTCATTTATCTTTACCTGCTTTGTGAAATCTATAAGAATGGATATTATTTAAAGGTTGACGATGATTTTGAGTTCGTGATTTCAGATGACCTGAACATGAACTGCGATAAGGTGAAGCAGGTCTTGAACTTCTTATTGGAACGGTCACTGTTTGATAACAAACTTTTTCAGTCGGACAAGGTCTTGACCTCTGCCGGGATACAGAAACGGTTTCAGCTTGCAGTAAAAACCAGAGCAAGCAAGAATCCTGTAACAGTGAAGGATTTCTGGGTTCTTTCAGAAGAGGAAACAGAAACCTTTATTAAAGTGAACCCTTCTTTAAATAATTCCGTGAATAACAATGATTATTCCGAGAAAAACGAGCTTGATTCCGAGAATAATTCCATAAAGGAAAGTAAAGTAAATAAAAGTATTTGTATAGATACGGCTCCGCCGGATAAATCCTTTTCTCCTGAGCTTGAAAAAGCATTCCAGCTATTCCTTGTCTGCAGAAAACAGAATGGGCAGGATCTGAACCAGGAACAGATACGGCTATTGAGAGAAGAACTTTGTAATCTGTCAGATAAGGATACTGAGCGTATTGCCATTGTAAAGAAAGCAACGGTGAGTAATTGGAAAAGCTTTTATCCTTTGAAAAAACAAGGAAGGAAGGCAGAGCCAAAAAAGAAGACGAAGTTCAGTAATTTTAATGGCCGGGAGTATGATATGAACTCTCTGGAATCTAAGCTGCTGAACAGTCAGAAGGGAGGGAAAGACCATGGATAATAGAGCACAAACCGTAGAAATTGACCATGACAAGCTGTGCAGGTATATCAGGGACACCTTGCACATGACACTGATAGATTTCAGTTACTCCATCGGGAAAAGCAAGAGCTACATATCTGGCCTTGCGCGTAACCCAAGAGTTCCGGCACCATCATACAACTTGATATGTGAGCGGTGCCGGGTACCATTCTCTTTTTTTGAGGTGGTACCCCGGAAAGAGGAACAGGAGTCTCAGAAGCAGACATCCGTCAACCCGGAACTGCTCCTTATGCTAAAAAGCCTGTCTGATAGTATGATTGCAATGGAGAAGCGTTTGAGCGCCATGGATACTGTTATAGAGGCCATGGGCGGAGAAGTGTCAAAGGTGCTGCAAAAATGCAGCGCCAATACCCTGCAGCTCGAAAGAGTAAGAGATGCGCTGGAAAAGCTATCAATGTCGGATTATGACAGGGCTGAGACGTATCTCAAAGCCTCACTGGCAGATGGAGACAGGATAGCATCGGAAATCCTTGCCAATGCGGAGGCAGAGGGAATCAAAACTGCGGAGCTTATGAAGGCCAAGAATCGGATGGGGATTCGGGCCTATACTACGGGATATGGGAAAAGTCAGAAAAAATGGTGGGGATATGAAAAAGGCGGTATTAAATAAAACAAATGTTATATCAAATATCCATATCAGAATATCTGCAGGCCAGAGGCAGTACACCTACAAGACATTGCGGACAGTGTGTCTGCCACAGGAGGAATAGAATATGAAATTTGAATGGAAATATAATGCAATTATTTACAGGAGATCAAGTGATGAGGTTTTGTTGGATAAGCTCTACAATTCATACGAGGAGGCACAGACAGCTATTGAAAAAAACATAGAGCGCTTTGCGGATGTCGACTATCCGCCGACAGGACACATAAATAAAGACTATGTACAAGTGGATGATAGCCTATAAAAGTAGGAGGGCCGGGTCAGCAGGCCCGGCAGTATGAAAAAGAAAAGTCTATATGAAAAAGGTTATTGCCCTTTGTTGAGTATTACTATACTGGGAAAATGTGATGAAACTGTGGTGAAAAGATAAAAGAATTATGAAAAGGAGCGAATAATATGAAGAATTTTGGATTTTTAAGTAAAAAGAAAGTAGCAAGAGAAATCGCAAAACTATACAACAGCCGCAACAATACCCCTTGTCCAAAAGAACAGTTTTTAAGAGACTGCGAAGTACAGAGCGCATTAAATTATTTGTGCAGACAGATTGGTGTTACGCCAATGCATTTAAATCAGCTTGGCGGAGGAACAGGAGAGCTATGCGGTAGCAAGGCACAGGAAGTTAAGGCAAAAAAGTTAAAGGAGAAAGAAAAATGAAAAGAGTATTAGATGCCTGCTGTGGCAGCCGAATGTTTTATTTTGATAGACAGCATCCGGATGTGATTTTTGCAGATAATCGGGAGTTGGAAACAACTTTATGTGATGGACGTACTCTGCTGATAAAACCTGATGTACGAATGGATTTTAGAAATATGCCCTACGAAGACAATACTTTCAAAGTTGTTGTATTTGACCCTCCGCATTTAATTCATGCTGGGACGGGTAGCTGGTTGGCCAATAAATACGGAATCCTTCCGGCAGATTGGCCAGAATATTTGAAAGAAGGATTTAACGAGTGTATAAGGGTATTAGAACCTGATGGGTTACTGATTTTCAAATGGAATGAAGACCAGATTAGACTTTCAGATGTTTTAAAGACTTTTAAAAAGAAACCATTACTGGGGGACCAGAGAGGAAAAACCCGGTGGCTGGTTTTTATCAAGTGATTAGGGTGATTAGGAGGACGAACAGTGAAAAACAACGAAGGTTATCCAGACCCGACAGCCAGCAAAGCAATCCATGAGGCGGACAAGCTGCCCAAACATATCATGGACGTGGTACATACACTCAAGCTGGTTGCCGGGATGGTGGGATTGAGGATTAAAAGTGTAGAGCTAGAGGACCGGAAGAGCGGGAAACGGTACTGGTATGGGAGGTGATGCCAATGTATGCAATGAAGTGTGATAGATGTGGTAACTATTTTGACAGTAATCAATTAAGACTTAGAGGAGGCAGTTGCAGCGGCGAATCATTTGGGCACATAAGTGTAAGAGGAGAGCATAACCACTGCTGTAGGTATGATCTGTGCGACGATTGTGTTGTTGACTTCTTCCGTTGGGTAAATGACTCTGGAAAGTTAAAAAGTTAATGGGAGGTGATACCGATGGAATTAACGGAGACTGAAAAGAAGAAGCGGTATCTCAGGGAATATAGAAATTCGGTCAACCGGCTAAAACGTCTCTGGGCCGAGCTGGCAGAGGTAAAGAGCATGAAGGCGAGCATATCTGTGAATAATGATGGGATGCCGCATGGTGGTGGACAGAGCGATCTGTCAGGATACGCCGCCAGTCTGGATGGGCTGGAGAGAGAAATCGTAGCTGAAAGATATCAGCGGATAATGAAATACCAGGAAATCAAGACATGCATTGATGCATTGGAAGATAGTAGGGAGAGTGATGTGTTGTTTTATCGGTATGTCAAAGGTCTTGACTGGTGGAAAATCGCAGATAAAATGGGATATACAGAGAGATGGGTTTTGAAATTACACGGTAAAGCTTTGGCTCATCTTAAAATTTCGGAAAAGAGTTCATTGTAATTCACCTGTCAAGGTGCTATTATGATATCATCGAAAAAAGAAACAGAAACACCTGGTTGGCATTGCTGGCTGGGTGTTTTTGCGTGGGGAAAAGAGGTGAGATCATGGGAAAGAGATTAAGATTTAAAACACCGGACGAGTTGACAGAGACATGGGAAGCATACAAAGAGGATTGTAACAATCAAATGGTCCTGACCCATGACTTCTCTTCAAAAAATAGTGAGTTCGTCAGTAAGGAACTCCGGCGTAGTATTACATATACGATTGAGGGATTTTGTGTATATGCAAAGATTCCGAGGTCGGCGTTTTATGATACATACGAAAAAAAGAAAGGTTATTCGGACATCGTAACGCGCATGAGGGAGGAATGCGAAGTAGATGCCCGTAAGAAGTTTGAGCTGCAGGTGATTCCGTCTCAGTTGGCCGGCTTGTGGATGAGCAAATACGGCTACACCACAAAGCAGGATACCAACATCTCCGGAAGTCTGGATACCGAGAAGACAAAGCTGGACGACCTGATCCAGCAGATGCGTGGTGATGGATAATGAGTGATGAAAGACTGGTATTGTCAGAGAAGTACAAGGCATTCCTGAAATGTAACGCCCCTGTGGAGTTCCTGGAGGGCACAACGGCTGCGGGCAAAACTACAGTAGGATTGTTTAAATTTATGCTGAAAGTGGCGGAATCGCCTAAAAAACTCCATATCCTTGCAGCAGACGATACAGGAGCAGCCGAGAAGAATATTATCCAGAAAGACCTTGGAATCCTGGATGATTTCGGGGTATTGGTGGAATACAAGGGCAACGGATCCGGTGAGTATAAGATGCCACATCTCCTGTTTCACACGTCTGCTGGAGACAAAATAGTATTTGTCGTTGGTTACGGCAACAAGAGCAAGTGGAAAGATGCTCTGGGCGGACAGTACGGCTGTCTGTACATTGATGAGATTAACACGGCGGATATTGAGTTTGTCCGTGAGGCTGCCATGAGGTCTGATTATCTGATGGCAACACTTAACCCGGATGACCCCGGACTGGATGTGTACAAGGAGTATATCAACTGTTCCAGGCCGCTCTCTGAGTGGGGGGATGATACCCCACAGGAAATTAAAGACGAGCTAAAAGAAGAACCAAAACCCGGTTGGGTACATTGGTTCTTTTCTTTTGCTGATAACGCAGGGTTACCAAAAACAATGCTGGACAGGATTATGGCCAATACGCCGAAGGGCACCAAGATCTGGAAGAACAAAATCCAGGGTCTGCGCGGTAAAGCAACCGGTCTGATATTCCCAAACTTCGACCGAAAGAAGCATGTGGTGTCTGCATCCTGGCTAAAACAGCAGGTTAAAGCAGGGGAAATCAAATTCAAGAAGTTCACGGCTGGATTGGACACATCCTATTCCAGCAAGAGTCCAGATACCATAGCAATGATATTCCAGGGCATTACGGAGGACAGGATACTATATACCCTTGCCGAAAAGACATATAACAATGCTGATCTGGATGTGCCACTGGCTCCCAGTGATACAGCTATCCGGTTCATTGGATTCCTCAATCAATGTAAAGATGATTGGGGATTCGCAAAAAATGTTTTCGTCGATTGTGCGGACCAGGCAACCATCACGGAGCTGCGTAAATTTAAGCGTCTGTATGGCTGCCTTTACAATTTCGTAGACAGCTACAAAAGCGTTGTGATCATTGACCGCATCAATTTGCAATTGGGGTGGATACAGCAGGGCAGCTATTATGTGGTTGACACCTGCATGGAGCATCTATCCGAACTGGAACGGTATAGCTGGGATGATGAGAAAGATGTGCCTGAGGACCGGAATGACCATACAATCAATGCTAACCAGTATGCATGGATTCCGTACAGAGATATGATTGGATTCGAGGAGGAGAAAGATGACAAGATTTGAATTATTACAGAAAGTCAACGGAGTCAAGGAATATTCGAGGCTTGTGTTTGAAATGGCAAGAAAAGCGGATTCAGCAGACGGACTGGCGGTGGAATTATCAAGTGAAATTCCTGAAGATGGGCTACAAACGATTAAGTCCGTAGCCCAAAAAGGTGTCTATCCATTGTCTTTAGACGGAATACAGTAGTGGCAGCCATTCGGGTTGTATGTATGCTCCACTAATACGGCGTGGATTTGGGCTTCGTCATAAGTATCGGCCATATAAATGTGTTCATGATTAATTTCATTTATGAGACAGGACACCGTTTCTGAATCTAAATCATGGATTTCGCCAGTGTTTGTGTTGAGCAGATATCGTTTTCCATTATAAGGCGATTCGTAACGACGCATAACATTTTCTCCTTTCCTTTGTACTCGGCGTGCAGGCCTGTACTTAGATTATAGGAGTTTTATCAAGAAATAACAATAGGAGGCAAAGAAATGAGGTGGACACAAAAATTGAATGAAAGCATCAAGCGGAGCGTCAGAAGCTGGCTGAATGTGGTGCCGGCAAACCCGTACAATATCCAGATCAATGAGGTGTTGGACTTCGAGACCAATGCTATCCGCAACCGTATCTGGTACCGGGGAGATAGCAGTGAATTGGAGCAGATGTATCAGCAAAACCCGGAGTATGCAGATAAGTACAAGTTTTGGGCCTGTAAGTGTAGTCCCGGCATGGAAATGCGAAAGATACATACTGGGTTGCCGGGGTTGATTGTGCGCACCTTATCCTCTATCGTACTGGATGATATGAATGATTTTGAGTTTAAAGATGCAAAGCAGGAAACGCTCTGGAAGGAGATTGAGAAGAATAATAAAATCAAAAAAAAGATGGAGAAGGCATTGAAAGACGCTTTGTACATAGGTGATGGGGCGTTTAAAGTAACTATAAACACTAAAAAGAGCCAGTATCCAATCCTTAAATGGTATCCAGGGGACCGCGTGGAGTTGGTACGGGATGGCGGCGATGAACTGCAGGAAGTGGTGTTTAAAACTCCGTATTCCGACCACGGCAGAACTTATGTCCTCAATGAGCGTTATGGATACGGATATATCATCAATGAGCTGTATCTACAAGACAAACTGGTTGATATTAAATCAATCCCGGCTACGGCCAATTTGGCAGACTGGAAATTTGATGAAAGTGTCATCCTTGCCGTACCGCTGCAGATTTACGAATCAGCAAAATATGAGGGCCGTGGAGGCTCTATTTTTGATGGTAAGTTGGACAGCTTTGATGCATTTGACGAGGCATGGTCACAGTGGATGGATGCGCTCAGAGCCGGCAGGGCGAAAACTTATATCCCGGAATGTCTGGTGCCCCACGATCCGGAGACAGGAAGGCTCATCAAGCCGAATATGTTTGACAACCGGTATTTTGCCGCTGACGGAGATATGCGTGACAAGCAGCAAAATGTGATCAATACGGACCAACCAGTCATCCCTCATGAGAGTTATCTTGCAAGTTATGTCACGGCTCTGGACCTCTGCTTACAGGGGATTATCTCACCTTCCACACTTGGAATTGATGTGAAAAAGCTGGATAATGCGGAGGCGCAGAGGGAAAAAGAGAAAGCCACTCTGTACACACGGAATGCCATTGTGGAGGCACTGCAGGAAATATTGCCTGATGTGGTGGCAACCTGCATCAATGCTTATCACCTGTTGATGGGAGAAGGCGTAGAAGACGTGGATGTGAATATCCCGTTTGGCGAATATGCAAATCCAAGTTTTGAGAGCCAGGTGGAAACAGTCGGAAAAGCTAAGACACAGGGAATCATGAGCATTGAAAGGTGCGTGGAAGAACTCTACGGGGATACACTTGACGAGCATTGTAAGCAAGAGGAAATAGCCCGGCTAAAAGCGGAACAAGGAATTTCTGAAGTAGAAGAGCCAGCACTGAATCTGGAAGGGGTGAACGTGATTGAAGGTGAAAATCGGACCCAGAATATACCGAATGTCCCGGAAGGAGTACCAGGGACTGCTGGAGGTGGCAAAGGAACAGGTGCCTCTGGGAATATACGCCCTGGAAAAAGTTGATTATGCAGAACTCAGACATGATCACTGTAAGAGTACCACGCAACTTAAAACGCTGACAAGGCAGTTCAAGGCCCAGGGATTCAAGGTGATGTCAAATGCCAAGAAAGATTAATTATGAATACGACATCGGCAAGGCGTTCCAAGCTATTGAAGAGGAGCTAATGGCCTCAATGGTCCGTAATATGAAGCATCATCGGGCCTGGGAAGATGCGGAAGGGATGCATTGGGAGCAGTGGCAAGCTCTGCAACTCAAAGCATTGGAGCAGTACAAAAAGAATAATCAGAAGCGGTTTAAAGGGCAGTTTAAGGACATCAACAGGGAGATTGAATCCCTGATCTATGCAGCACATCAGCAGGGTGGTATGGATCAGGAGAAAACAATATTGAGAGCCATTAAGAATGGTTTCCCGGCCAAGAAGGTCAGCTCCGGAGCAACGGCGGAGTTTTTTAAGATTAATGACCGGAAGCTGGATTCCCTCATTAAGGCCACCACAGATGATATGCAGAAGGCTGAAACAGCAGTCCTGCGCATGGCCAATGACCAGTATCGTAAGATTATCTATAATGCCCAGGTGTACGCCAATACCGGGGCAGGAACCTACGAGAAAGCCGTGGACATGGCTACAAAGGATATGCTGTCTGCAGGTCTTAATTGCGTTGAGTATGCCAACGGCGCCCGCCATACGCTGTCTGATTATGCTGATATGGCTATCAGGACATCCAGCAAGCGGGCATACCTGCAGGGAGAGGGCCAGAAACGTCAGGAGTGGGGCCTGCACCTGGTCGTCATGAACAAGCGTGGGAATCCATGTCCTAAGTGCCTGCCATTTGTAGGTAAGGTACTGATTGATGATGTCTGGAGCGGCGGGAGCAAAGCAGACGGCAACTATCCACTCATGAGCTCTGCCATATCAGCGGGGTTATATCATCCCAGATGTAAAGATGGTCATACAACTTATTTCCCGGGTATCAGTACACCGCCGGATGATAAATTCAGTAAGCGGGAGCTGGTAGAGATTAAGGAGCAGAGTAAACAGGAGGTTAAACAACAATATGCTGTAAGGCAAGCCGAGAAGTATGGGAGGCTGGCAAGATTTTCTCTGGATCCAGAGGATCAAGAACAGTATAAGCAGAAGGCGAAACAATGGAGGAATGTCAGATTCAGGACAGGTAACCAGGATAGTCGTGGTTATGTTGATAAAAAGCGGCCATTGGCAGGTTTCCGGGCAGTACCACAGGAAAAGGTTGTGGATGTACTGCGCAAAGAATCTGACGAATGGATTAAACAGCTTACTGAAAAAGAAAAACATGCAATCCGAAAATACACATACAATTCAGGTGATAAAAAGCCAAATCGCTTTTTTGAGCGTCTTAATGCTATGCTTCGGGGAGATATCGCTGAGGATAAGAAGTTAAGAGAATATGCAGATACAATATCGGAGGCATTGAAAAAGAATCAACTTCAACATGATGTTGTTGCTTATAGAGGCGTTGATATAGATCCGACAGCAGATGCAGAAACAGGTAAAATAATTATTCCGGGGCAGTTTTATAGCACATCGGTCGTAAACACCCGCCACTTTGAGTTAGGTTATCAGTTAGTCATTTATGTAAAAAAGGGTTCAAACGCGGCATATATCGAAGGGCTTAGTCATTTTCCGAAACAGCGCGAGCTTTTGATTGACAAAGATTGCTATTATAGAGTATTATCAAGAAAAGGAAACATGATTGAGTTGGAGGTGATTTAATATGACAGAAAATGAAAAAGAATATCAAAAGGCACTGGAAGAAAGAGAAAAATCATGGAGGGAAGAGCCTGTGAAGTTTCGTGAAGCAACTCCGGAAGAAATCGAACAACTGAAAAAAGAAGGGCGTATTTAATACCACCAGTCAGAAATGACAGGTGGTATTTTTGTGTTCTCTTTTATTTGCGCCGGCGCAAAGGAGGTGAGGAAGAATATGAAATATTATGTTTGTTGCATGGAAAATGGGCTTAAGTTGGATTTCGACAAGCAATGCACAAAGGTGCAGTGGTCAAATGACATGTTTAAAGCCTTAGACTGTGAAGGAGCTTTGTTGGCAATAATCCCAATCACTAATGTAAATCATTTCATCGTGAAGAAAGGAGGTGCAGAAGTTGAAATACAGGAAGAAACCAGTAGAAATTGAGGCGTTCCGCTTGACAGATGATGCCGAGATGGTAGCCCCTGTATGGTTTACGCAGGCTGTGGCGGACGAAAAAGTATGGATTGACCGGAGCCTGGTTGACGGACATATGCATGTCTGTGGATGTACGATTGAGACGCTGGAGGGCCGGATGCACGCTAAACTGGGAGATTATATCATCCAGGGACTGCGTGGTGAATTATATCCGTGTAAGCCAGATATTTTTGCAAAGACCTACGAGAAGGTGGGTTAAAGGAGATATCTAATATCTCCCTTTGAGACGCAGGGTGATGCGTCTTATTTTTATGCCCAAACACGATATGGCTAAAAAAGATGCGTGGCCGGTGACACCGATGATAATGGATTGTAGGGTGACACCCTCAAAATGGAAAGGAGAAATTTATGTACAAGAAATTTAGATGTCTGTTGCCTATGGATTTACAGTTTTTCGCAGAGCCTGGAGCAGGAGGCGGAGGCTGCGCGGGAGCAGGAGGCACAGGAGATGGACAGCAGGCAGGAACGCAGCCACCCGCAGCGCCACAGATTGATTACAATAAAATCCAGACAATGCTGGAAGGTACGCTGGCGGCGAAAGAGGACACCGCCCTGAAAGCATATTTTAAGCAGCAGGGACTGTCAGAGGATGAAATGAAACAGGCTATTGCGGCATTTAAAGCTCAGAAAGCGTCCCAGCAGCCGGATGTAAATGCACTGCAGACACAGGCAGCGCAGGCCCAGGCGGCAGCACAGCAGGCACAGGTACAGGCAGGCCGCCCAAA